CAGACCTGAGGCTATCGTGACTGCCAAATATAACGCAGCGTAAGGGAGGACACTAACATGGCAACTTTTGACTTAACAGCAAAATCAACCACTGGTGTTGGTGCTGACTCTATCGCAACCTTACCTTCACATGTAGGTACACACATGCCTCAAACTATCCAAGAGTATTTGGATATTGACGCTCTTATAGCAGCAGGTAACACTATTGCTAACGGAGATGTCTTTCAAATGCTTGAGATCCCTGCAGGATGCTTAGTGCTAAACGCAGGTGCTGAGGTAATGAAGGCATTTACTTCAAGTTGTACCTTGGACATGGACTTTGGTGGTGGTGATGACATCATTGATGGTGCTGATATCACATCAACAGGGTTCTGTGCTGCAGGTTCTAATGGACAAACCAACACAGTAGTAGGCAACGCAGCCTCAACATACACTCAGTTCATCAGCACTGCTGATACTATTGATTGTACGATTGCAGGTGCTGCAGCAGCTACAGGTAGGTTACGAGTCTACGCAACAGTCATTGACTGCAATGACCACGGTGCAGTAGACAAGGCAACTGAAGTCGATAGAGACTTTTTAGCTTAAACTACTTATTGTTTGGGGCAGGGCAACTTGCCCCTTACACTATAGGACAAGGGTGAATGGCAAGTTTTTTATCATTAACAAATAGTGTATTAGCGAGATTAAACGAAGTGCAACTCACCACCTCTAACTTCTCTAATGCTAGAGGTATACAGATACAAGCACAAAACGCTGTAAACGAAGCTATACGATATATAAATCAAAGAGAGTTTCAGTATCCTTTTAATCACACAACAAAGTCGCAAACACTTTCACCTGGCACAGTCAGATACAGCATACCAACAGACGCAAAGCATGTTGACTACAACACAGCACGAATAGTAAAAGACTCCGACATTGGAGCATCAGGGGCGAACCTAAGAATACTACAGTATAACGAATACGTTAACAAAGAATACATAACACAAGAAGACGAGATAGTAACAACAACACTAGCAGAGGCATTAGACGCTAGTGAAACAGAAATAGACCTCACAAGTTCCACAGGCTTTGATTCTGCAGGAACTATTTTTATAGAAAACGAAGAGATAACATACACAGGTATTAGCACTAACACATTAACAGGATGTACAAGAGGTGCTAATAGTACAACGGCAGCAACACATGACAATGGCACATCTGTTGCACAGTTTGATAACGGTGCTGTTCCTAGATTTATAGTTAGGACACTAGATAATAACTTCCTATTGTTTCCCTTTCCTAACAGAGCCTACACATTAAAGTACGACTACTTTGCTTTTCCAACAGATCTGTCAGGTCAGAGCGACACAACAACGATACCTGCACGATTTGATCCTGTAATAATAGATGGAGCTACAGCATACGTCTATCAGTACAGAGGGGAAACAACACAATATCAATTAAACTTTAGTAGGTTTGAACAAGGCATAAAGAATATGCAGAGTTTATTAGTAAATAAGTATGAGTATGTACGTTCTACAATGATACAGCAACCCACAGGATACTTTAGCTCAGGAGCGTTGAATTAATGCCTGATCTATCGCAGACAAGCCCTGCTGCGTTTAACTGCCAAGGAGGTCTTGTACTAAATCGTTCTACCTTTTTGATGCAACCTGGAGAGGCATTAGAGCTACAAAACTTTGAGCCTGACATTGAAGGTGGTTATAGAAGAATAAATGGTTTTAGCAAATACGTAACTGCTGTCGTACCACAAACAAGCTCCTCTACAGAGCAAGTTTTAATGGTTGCCACATTTGGTGATTTTGTTGTAGCAGCTAGAGGCGAAAAGATATTCACTGCTACAGCAGGTGGTTCTAGTTGGACAGAGCGAGATACTGGCAGAACAAGTGCAGGAACATACGCTTTTGAAAGATTTAACTTTGACGGAAACAACAAATTAATAGTTGTTGATGGGGCAAATGCTCCTACGGTGTTCAATACATCAATGTCAGCAACAGACGTAAGTGAGAGTTCAGTAGCAGGTTCAAAATTTGTAACTGCATTTAAGAGTCATATGTTTTATGCAGGTAAGTCTAGTACACCACAAACATTAGTTTTTAGTGTGCCTTTTGATGAGGATAATTTTACTACAGGCAGTGGTGCAGGAAGTATAAAAGTAGACGACACTATTACAGGACTAAAGGTTTTCCGTGATAATTTATTTATCTTTTGCGAAAACAGAATATTTAAACTGAGTGGTAGTACATCAAGTGACTTTGCCGTATCTGCTGTAACAAGAGACATTGGATGTATAAACGGTAACACGATACAGGAATTTGCAGGAGACTTGATATTCTTAGGACCTGATGGTTTAAGAACAGTTGCAGGTACAGCAAGAATTGGTGACGTTGAGATTGGTACTATTAGTTCTAATGTGCAGTCTATATTCGATGACAATCTATCAAGTGCTTCTGAGTTTCAAAGTGTAGTTATACCTGATAGAACACAGTATAGAATATTCTTCACTAAAGAAGGTACAGGACAAAACTCTACAAAAGGCATAGCGTGTGTATTAAAAGGGCAAGCTTTTGAGTTTTCAGAACTAAGAGGTATTAAACCTGCATCAACAGACAGTTTTGTAAAAGCAGGGGATGTTATAGTTTTACACGGTGACTACTCTAACGGATTTGTTTACAGGCAAGAGTCAGGTAACACTTTTGATGGGACAGCAATATTAGCAAAGTATAGAAGTCCTGATATGACATTTGGTGATGCAGGTATACGAAAGCACATGCAACGTGTCATTGTAAACTACGCACCAGAGTCAACCATAGACGCTGACTTATTTGTTAGATACGACTATGAATCAAAAGACTCTGCACGACCTGCAGCTTACGAGTTAGACTCACAAGACATAGCTGCGATATACGGAACAACAACATACGGCACATCATCCTCTGTTATAGGTACATACGGAGGAGCATCACAGCCACTTTTCAGACAATCAGTAGAAGGTTCAGGATTTGCTGTAGCACTAAGAGTAAATGACGGTGGAGAAACAGCACCGTATTCACTAAAAGGTTTTCAACTCGAATACCAAACAGGAGCAAGAAGATAAATGGGAGCAACATACACAAGACAGTCCTCATACTCTGACGGTGATGTTATCACGGCAGCCCATACTAATGATGAGTTTAATCAGTTATTAGCAGCCTTTGCATCAAGTTCAGGACACACACACGATGGCACTGCAGCAGAAGGTGGTCCTATCACAAAACTGCTTGGCACATCTCTGACCTTTGGAGATGGCACAGCAGGAACAGATATTACTATAACCTTTGATGGTGAATCAAATGACGGTGTACTCAAGTGGATGGAAGACGAAGACTACTTTGAGTTCTCTGATGATATACTCATAGCATCTACAGAAAAGATACAGTTTCGTGACACAGCCATATCAATAAACTCAAGCACTGACGGACAGCTAGACCTTGTAGCTGATACAGAGATACAACTTGCAGCAACAACCATAGATATAAATGGTGCTGTAGACGTATCTGGCAATCTCACTGTTGGTGGTAATATTGTAATAGGTAGTGCCGACATAAGTGAAGCAGAGTTAGAGGTGCTAGATGGACTCACTGTTACAACAGCAGAAGTAAACATATTAGATGGTGGCACTTCTGCTACATCTACTACAGTCGCAGATGCAGATAGAGTAGTGTTGAATGATAATGGTACTATGGTGCAAGTTGCTGTAACAGACTTAGCTGCGTACTTTGACGATGAAATAACAGCTATGCCTAACCTTGTTACAACTGCAGCTACAACTGTAGGTGCATTAAACTCAGGTAGTATTACTTCTGGCTTTGGCACAATAGACACAGGCTCATCTACCATAACAACAACAGGTCTTATCACAGGTGGTTCACTTGATATAGACGATGTTGTTATTAACGGTTCTACCATAGGGCATACAGATGACACAGATTTAATCACAGTAGCAAACGGTATTGTTACCGTTGCAGGTGAAATATCTGTAACCACATTAGACATTGGTGGCACAAATGTAACAGCCACAGCTACAGAGCTAAACTTACTTGACGGTGTATCAGGATTAGTACAAGCTGACTTTACAAAGTTGGCAGCAGTTGACGCAACAGCAACTGAACTCAACATAATGGATGGAGATACTTCTGCAACATCAACAACATTAGCAGACGCTGATAGAGTTGTTGTAAACGATGCAGGCACAATGAAGCAAGTCGCTTTGACTGATTTTGAAACATACTTTGAGTCAGCTTTAGATACACTAAACAGTGTAACATCTGCTTCATCTCTAGCTACTGTAGGCACACTAGATAGTGGTGCTATATCATCAGGTTTCGGTAACATTGATGTAGGCTCTAGCAACCTTACAGCTACAGGCACAGTATCTCTTGGTGCTACATCTTTCAATGATAACAACATAACCAACGTGGGTGACATTGCTGTTGACTCTATAAGTGCTGATGCAACAGATATAAATATAGCTGTATCCGACAACTCAGGCACAGCGTTTACAATTAAGCAAGGCTCTGATAATTACTTTGTTGTAGATACAGGCAACAGCAGTGAGTCTATAGCAATAGGCACAGGCATATCAGGAACTGCGATAACACTAGGTCACAGCACATCTGAAGTAACTGTAGCAGATAATTTAACAGTCACAGGTGACTTAACTGTATCAGGAACAACAACCACAGTAAACTCAACTACGGTAAATCTAAACGACCACAACATTGTATTAGACAGTGGTAACAGTACATCTGCTGTCATAAACGGTGCAGGTATAACAATAGAAGGTGGTAGTGGTGATGATGCTACATTTACCTACAACACTACAGGACCACAGTTTGAATTAAAGTTAGGCTCTAGCTTTGAAGATTTACAGACAGCTAAACTTACAGCCAGTGAATTAGACATATCAGGTGATGTGGATGTGGACGGCACACTAGAAGCTGATGCCATCACAGTAAACGGTACAGCACTTAACACTGTGATTGCAGGAGTAACAGTAGCAAACGCAACTACAGCAGCCGTAGCAACAACAGTAACCATCAGTGACAACGAAAGCACAAATGAAGACAACGCTATTATATTTACATCAGGTGGTGATGTAGACGGTGGTAACATAGGATTAGAAAGTGATGGAGATTTAACATACAATCCAAGCACAGGAAGACTTACAGCCACACAACTAGCAGGGACATTACAAACTGCAGCACAATCAAACGTAACATCACTTGGAACACTAACCACTCTTACAGTAGACAACGTAATTATAAATGGTTCAACTATTGGACACACTGGTGACACAGACTTAATGACTGTGGCTAGTGGAGTTCTAACAGTAGCAGGTGAAGTTGATGCAACAAGTTTAGATATCAGTGGGGACGCTGACATAGATGGAACACTTGAAGCAGATGCGATAACAGTAAATGGAGCAACACTAAATTCAGTAATAGCTGACGAAGCAGTAGCATTAGCCATAGCATTAGGATAAGGAGATAACAAATGGCAAACGTATTTAAAGTAATAACAAGGGATGTGATGTCTGCCAGTGCAGATACAGACGAAACTCTGTATACTGTGCAAAGCAGTAAGTCCATTGTTATATTAGGAATGATGTTGGCTAATGTACACACATCTCAGGTGACAGCTACAGTAAAGCTTACAAGTACAACAACCCAAACATCACAGACACAAAACACTACAACACATCTTATAAAGGACGTACCAATACCTGTCGGTTCTACATTTGAACTACTACAGGGTAACAAGATTGTTGCAAACGCAGGTGATGTTATAAAGGTTGCCTGTTCTGTCGCTGACAAGGTGTCAGTAACAATGAGCTACATGGAGCAAGATGTATAATGCCATATCTAGGGAATGAACTAGCCACACAGTTTCAAGCATTTGTCACTCAAACCATAACAGGTGACGGTAGCACAGGCTACACGCTTGATAGAGCCGTAGCAAACGGCAAAGAGCTTCTTGTGTATATCAACAACGTAAAACAGGAAGAAGGCTCTGGTAAGGCTTATACAGCGTCTGGTACGACAATCACATTCTCTGAAGCCGTAGCAAGTGGTGACTCATGCTATGTGGTGTTCTTAGGTTCTGCTGTGCAGACGGTAGTTCCACCTGATGCAAGCATTGTGTCAAGCATGTTTTCTACTGCAGACCTTTCTTTAACAGGTGCTTTAACTATTACACTAGATGACAACTCTGAAAATTTAAAATTGGTTACAACAGATGCAGACGCAAGTGTAGGACCAACTCTAAGAATGGACAGACAGTCTGCTAGTGCAGCTGATGGTGATTTATTAGGTAAAGTAAATTTTGTTGGACATAATGATGCAGGTACACCAGAGGATATAGCATATGCAGGTATTACAGCAATAATAAGCGATGCTTCTGACGGCACAGAGGATGGTAAACTAGCCATCAATACTATGGTTGCAGGTACAGAAAGGTCAAGAATATTTGTAGATGCAGGTGAAACTGTGTTTAACGAGGATAGCATAGATGTAGACTTTCGTGTAGAGAGTAACAACAATGCTAATGCTTTATTTGTAGACGCAGGTACTGGCGATGGAGTTGTTATTTGTGGTTCTAACACTGTGGTTGGTAGATTTGGTGCGCCCTTAGAGGTTACTACTCATGGTGGTACTAATAGAGGTGGTGTACAGATTAGTAACTTTCAAGCTGCAGCCACTGATTCTATTATTGACTTTAACAAATCAAGAAATAACACTGTAGGCTCACACACAGTCGTGCAAAGTGGTGACAATATTGGTAGTCTTGTTTTTAGGGGAAGTGATGGTAGTGCGTTTGTAGATGCTGCAGCAATAGGATGTCAAGTTGATGGAACACCAGGTTCTAATGATATGCCAGGAAGATTAGTATTTTTTACAACACCAGATGGAGCAAGTGGTGGGACAGAACGATTCAGAATTGCTAATAATGGTGATTTGACTGCAACAGACACTAGCATAGGTTCAAATTCTGATGAAAGACTAAAGAAAAATATTGCTGACTTTACATATGATTTAGAAAAATTTAAACAGTACAAACCTAAAACTTTTGATTGGAAAAACCCATCTGCACACAATGGTAAAACAGGCAATAGAGGATTTTTAGCTCAAGATGTAAAAAGCGTAGATGACAAATGGGTTGGTGAGATTGATATTCCTGAAGGAAATTTAGACTATGATATTATCTCAGATAATGTATCTCTTACGTCTAAACTAGGTGATAAAGATGCTATGTACATATCTGTGATACAACAACTCATAACTAAAGTAGAAACATTAGAAGCTGAAGTAGCAAAGTTAAAAGGATAATTGAATGCCGTATTTAGGAAAAAGCCCATCATTTGGGGTTAGACAAAGATACCAGTACACAGCGACTGCTA